GGTGGACTCGCTGAGGAGGCTGTTCGGCACGGGCGACCCGCAGGCGGGACTCGCGAAGTACATCGCCAAGCACCTGCCGAAGTTCATCAGGCACAACGCCATGGCGTTCGAGCGCCAGATGATGGACCTGCTGGTGGACTATGCGGTGGCCAGCGGCAACGCGCTCAGCGCGGGCGGCAGCGGGCAGGGCTACGCCATCCTCGCGACCAGGTGGGTCGAGGACGAGTTCTGCGGCCTGTACAACCCTGCGGGCTTCGTGGAGGGCGGACTCTTCCAGGCGCGTCCGAGATACGCCGGCGGCGTCTACGTCTCCGGAGGCAAGGAGGTGGTCGGCATGGACTACTACTGCGACATCGACGTGCTGCTGAACAACAAGCACTGCATCGGCGCGATCTGCAACATCGACGCCAGCCACAAACCGACGGCGGCGCAGATCGACGAGATCGCGATGCTCGCGCATGCCGGGCAGGACGGCCGCTCGCTGCTGCTCATGCACCCGAGGGCAGGCCTGATGGTGCGCGAGATCAAGGGGAGCCTGCTGCACATGACTGCGGCGGACACGAACGTGAACCGCAGCGTGAAGGCGTGGGACGTCCTGCCGATCGTCGAGACCTACAACTTCGGCGACGACGGGCTCATCGACAAGCAGACGGTATGAGGAGGCGGGAAGATGATGCATCTTGCAGGTGATCTGAGGATCATCAACGAGGACGTTTTCAGCGGGCAGGCCCTGAGCGGCCTGGCCGGAGGCAAGGCCGGAAAGGCGCTCCGCACCGGAGCCGGAGGCCAGAACGGCGCGATCTGCGTCAAGGTGGTCGCCGCGTCGGCATGCTCGATCGCGGCAAGCAAGACGCTGACGGTCGAGATCCAGTCCGGAGACACCGTGGACGGCGTGGAGACCATCGACACCAAGGTCGTGGCAGGCGCCAAGACGTTCGCCAAGGGCGAGCTGGTCTACGACTACGTGCTGCCGCCGAGCAGCAGGGAGTACACTACGGTGAAGCTGACCTGCGACGACAGCGCGGCCACCGGCAGCGTGGACGCCTACCTCCAGTATCTCGCGCGCTGAGGGCGCTGAACGGAAGGCGGGGCTGGTCCCCGCCTTCCTGTTGAACGCCCGTTCAACACCCATTAAACGACCATTCAACGAGGCTCATATGGTACGCACGCGCGTGAATGAATCCCTCACCGGCTTCCCCATCGAGATCATTTTCTCTTCAGGCGAGGAATATGGCAGGCGGATGCATGGAATGACGGGAGAAGGAAGCGACGGGGCGGACAGCCTTGCCGGCCAGTGCTCGCTGCTGGAGGACGGACACGGGCACGACGCCCTCATCCTCGTCTGGATCAATGCCGGGGCGGGAAAGAAGGAAGCGGATTTCCTATCCACCATCGCCCATGAGTCGTTCCACGCCTGGACCTTCATCCAGGGCGTCATGTACGAAGGACGCACCGTCGAGGTCGACACCAGGCACGACGAGGCCGAAGCCTACCAGTACGAGCGGATCTTCTGCTCCGTCTACAGCCTCGTGTCCAAAGGTCTCTCGGATTCGCGCAAGAAGAGACATGCCAAAGTGAAGGCATGATCGTCACACTGGAAAAAGTCAAAGCGCTGCTAGGCATCACGGACACGTCGCAGGACGGCCGGATCGAGGCCCTCATCTCCGTGGCCGAGGCCGACTACCTGTCCATCAGGGGCAAGGCGTTCGGCACCGGAGCCGACGGCGGCACCGTCTACCCGGAAGGGGCGGAGGGCGTCGCGGCCGAGATGGTTGCGTACAAACTTGCGACCCTCGGGAGAATGGACGGCATCCAGAGCGAGACAATCGGCAGCTACTCGTACACCAGGGACACGGACCTCGACCACGGCTATCCGGCAGGCATCGTCGGCCGGATTCGCAGATACGGGAGGATCCACTGATGGCGTTCGAGGGACTGCTCAATACGACATGCTCAATCCTCCGACCCTCCCGGTCCGATGCTTGGGGCGGCAAGGCGTCGTACGACGTCGTCGCCTCCGGCGTGCCCTGCAGGATACAGCCGGTTGGGGGCAACGAGTGGCGTGACGGCATGGTGCGCGGCGATGCCACCCACCGGCTCTTCCTGAAGAGGGGAGCCGGGGTGCGCTCCAGCGACATCATCGACATCAACGGCATCCGATACGATGTGGTGCCGCCGGTTGCTGATGCAGGCGGGCAGGGACATCACATCGAGCTGGCGCTGAAGGAGCGCGTATGAGCGACGTCATCCTTGTCGACAAGAGACAGGAGTTCAAGGCCGGCTTCGACCGGCTGCTCGAGGTGGCGCTGACCGAGAGCGCGATCACCGCCGAGGACAAGTGCGTGCATGAAATCAGCGGACACGGGGTTCCTGACAACAAGGCCGTAGACACCGGGAGGTTGATGGGCTCAATCACATACCGCACGAGCACTGGAGGCGATGAGCCAAGGGCGCCCGTGAAGCCAAACCCGGATGCAGGTCCGGAAGACGGCCTCAAGGGAAGCGCGCCAAGAGGGACGGCGTACATCGGTACCAACGTCTCCTATGCGGCCCATGTTGAGCTCGGCACGAAGCGCATGCGGCCAAGGCCGTTCATGAGGGTGGGATGCGAGAATGCGGTGCCTCTCATCAGGCGCATCTTCACAAGGAGGCTGGGAGGATGATGGTGTTCGAGAGGGGAATGCTTGCACACATCCAGTCGCTGCGGCTGACCGGCAGGACCTGGCTGGAGGAGGCCCCCGAGGGCACTCCTGCGGACAAGCCGTTCATCGTCCTCTCGGTCATCACCTGTGGCGGGGCGAGGGAGGCAGGGGTGCTGCATCCGCTGGTGCAGGCGGACTGCTACGCGCCCGACATCTATGCGGCCGTCACGCTGGCGGAGACGCTGGTGGCGGCGGCCGACGACGAGCCATTCACCTCGGAAGGCATGCGGTATGAAGGTGTCAGGGCCGAACGCACCGCGCCGATCCGGGTAGAGGACGGGTCCTGGAAGGTCCCGGTACAGATACGGTTTTCAGTCATGGAGGAACAATCATGAGCGTGAGAAGCAAGTACGCAGGCGTGCATATCCCGTCAGGATGCACCGTCTATGTGGGCGACAGCCTGGAAGCGCTGGAGGACGTGGGTGTCATCCCGGCCGACCAGGACTCGAACATCAAGATCACCTACGACGACCATGTCGTTCAGGGAAGCAAGCTGGAGGAAGTGTTGCACTACTTCAGCAACATGAAGGCGACCGGCAGCACGGCGCTGTACCAGATCAACCTGGAGGTGCTGAACAAGCTGTTCGGCGGGATGATGAGCATTTCGAAGCAGGCGGGGACCCCGGTCAGCGGCGAGACGTTCTCGATTGGCGCAGGCTTCTCGCTGAAGCGCGCCTACGTGCTGCCAGGACAGAACAGCGACGGCAGTGCACCGACGGTGGCTTCGGTCAAGAGCGGGAGCACGACCCTCGTGGAAGGCACCGACTACACGCTGGTGCAGACAGGCCAGGGGTGGGGCGTCATGGTCCTGTCATCGGACAAGGCTCCGTCAAGCCGGGCGGTGACGGTCACATATGGCTACACGCCGGCGGCATACGTCCAGGCGGACATGGGCTCCGGCTCCGTCGCCGTCTCACCGAAGATCATCCGCTTCGAGAAGCGGCAGGACGGCAAGCTGTTCCAGGTGACGCTATGGAGCGCGATGGCAACCAACGGGCTGCAGATCGGGTTCCCTGGCGCGAGCGCCGACAACCCGACGAGCGTGCCCATCGAGATCACCGGGCAGCTGGATCCGGGCCGCGACGACAACAAACAGCTCGTCACCATCCACGACGAGATCGGAGTCGAATGATGTCGGAGCGCATCTATGACCTGAACGACCGCGGCGGATGCGCCACGGCCGTCATCACCCTATCCGACAAGACATTCAGGATCAACAGGGTTGTCACCGGGGCACGGGTGCTCTATGCCAACCTGCTTGAGGAGATGGCCGGCATGCTGAAGGATACCGCCGAGGCTGAGGCAGATCCGACCAAAGAGAAGATGGATGAGGTGCGCCGGAAGGTGGACTCGTTCGTCAAAAGGAAGGACGAGGCGTACGGCAGGATCCTCACGCTGATCCTCGAGGCGAATGGCGAGACCTACGACAAGGACTGGTGGCTCTCGCACGCGGACGAGCCTGACATCAGGCGGTTCATCGAGGCCTGCTTGTCCAAAGACTCGCCACAGGTAAAAAAAAAGACGCAAGGCTGACCGGACGACTCGACTACGACCGGCTCTGCGCCCTCTTGGGCAGGAGCTGGCCGTACATCACGCCCGGGTATTTCTACAAAGAGATGGACCTGTTCGACATAGCCAAGCTGGTGCCGTTCGTCGACCCGGCCGGGTACGAGGCGTGCTGGACTGGCAGGAAAAGGCCCAAGAACAGAGCTCTTTCGGACGCGGTGAGCGACGGTGTGGTGGGGAGGACCTGACATGGACCAGATCATCGGCAATCTCATCTACAAGATCACGGGTGATACCGCGGCTCTGGATAAGGGGCTGGACATCAGTAGCAAGAAGATCAATACGACGGCAGACAGCCTCAATCGCCTGGCGGCCGTCGCAAAGCGTTCGTTTGCGGCCATCGCCACCACCAGGCTGATCGGGGCGCTGACAAGCAGCGCGAGCCGGGTTGAGGAGCTCGACGCGAAGTTCGACACCGTCTTCGGCGACATCGCATCGGCTTCTGACAGCTGGGCGAGAAGGTATGCCCAGGCGACAAGCAGGGGCGTGACGGCGACGAAGGAGATGCTTGCGTCGCTGCAGGACGTGCAGACCGGTTACAACGACACGACAGAGCATGCGGCCAGATTCAGCGAGGCGACCGTCGGGGTTGCCAACGACCTCGCGTCATTCGCCAATGCCCAGGTGGCAGACGTCATGGATGCGATCGAGGCCTCGTACAACGGCATGTTTCGCGCCATGAGGACCTACGGCGTCAGCCTGACCGAGGAGATTATCAACCAACAGGAATACGCGAAGCAGCTCGGCAAGACGTACGATTCGATGACCATCCTCGAGAAGAGGGAAGCGGTCCTCTCCGGCATCGTTACTCAAAGCCGCAACGCCTTGCACCAGAACATCCAGACGTGGCAGCAGTACGACTGGACCTTAGGTGATGCGGCGCGCACGAGCGACAACTTCGCGAACACCTCTCAAGGATTCAAGCAGACGCTCGTGGACTTCAGGGCCGAGTTGGGTGCGGCGTTCTTGCCTGCAGTAGGCGGACTGCTCCAGGACCTGACCGGGGTGATGAAGGCATTCAACGGTCTGCCCGACCCGATCCAGGCAGCGACTAGCGCTACATTGGCGTTCGCCGCAGCGCTCAAGGTTCTCGGTGCAAGCCCCATAGGCCTGGCCCTGGCCGGAGTCGCAGCGTTGACTGTCGCCGTCTCGAGCCACAAGAGCGCTTCAGACAAGCTGGCGCAATCAACCAGAAACCTTTCTGCCGCTTCGAGCGACTATTCCAACATCACGAAGAAGTTGCAAGGCGACACGGGCGACCTGACCCAGGCCCAGCGCGACCTCCTGGAGGTCCAGCGCCAGATAGCGGCGAACAAGGCGAAGGACGCACTGAACACGCTGACTGAGAGCTACAAGAAGACATCGCAGGAGATTGCCAGCTCGACAAGGAAGCTGAACCTGAACAAGGCGGAACAGGAGGCGGCGCGGTTCATGCTCTCCATCTCGAACCTGCCGCTGGACGAGCTCGAGGCGAGACTCCAAGACTACATCGACCAGACCTCAGGGTCGACCGACACGTACCTCTCCCACCTCAACGAGATGCTTGTCGATTACCGTAATTCGTGGAACGGAAATGCGGATGCCCTGACTGAGGACATGACCAAGGCAAGCAAGCGTGTTGCGGATGAAGAAAAGACGTTGCTCGAGAAACAGGAGACGCTTCAGGAGTCGTTGATGCAGGTTGCGTCTGCGGCCAACAACGGGACCATCGACATTTCCTGGCTCGAGACATCATTGCCTGTCCTATACAAGATGATCATGGACGTGGCTGACGGCATGAAGACTGTGAAGAACAACGATCCGTCAAAGACCTTCTCGACCGCCTATTATGCGTCGACCCAGTGGTCACAAGCCCTCGACCAGCAGCGTGCAGCATGGTTGCAGGCGAAGGGCATGTATCAAGAGGCGGACCAGCTCCTGCTCGGACTGTCACGCACCGAGCAGGAAGAGGCCATACGCAAGCTCGCGACCGACGCAAAGCTCCTTCACGAGGGCGAGGACGTCAACAAGCTCTCGATCGACGTGTTGCGAGAGCGCATCAAGAACCACAAGCAGGCTGGAGACGAACTTGCGGCGATGGACGAGTACTACGCCATGCAGCGGGCATCGATACTCGAAGGCGATCTCCAGACCCAGAAGGATGCGTCCAAGGAGATCGCCGCGACCCTCCGGACACAGAATGAAGCGGTCATGCAGGCCGAGGCGCAGCGGCTTGAGTCGCACGGAGACTATCAGGCGTGGGCCGACAAGCAGATCGAGATACTCCACTCGCAACGCGACGCTGAGATTGCATTGCTGCAAGAGCGCATTGCCAAGAAAGAGGCATCAGCCAAAGACCTCGAGGCGCTCGAGAGATATTACGCGAACGAAGAAATCCGGATCAACAAGGAAAAGGACGACAAGATCTTCGAGCATCAGGCAGAGCTGATCGAGGCACAGGCGGCAAGCGAGAAAGAGGTGAACGACCTTCTCTGGCAACAGCAGAAGACAGCGCTTGAAGCCTCGGCATCGGAACTGGAGACGAATGGGCAGTTCGAAGCGGCGTACCTGACCAGAATCACTCTACTCGAGAAAGAACGTGACACGGCCATCGACGCCATGCTGCTCAAGGTGCGGCAAGGCAAGGCGACCGAGGCGGATCTTCTTGGCTTGAGGCAATACTATGCTCAGGAGGAAGAAAAACTCGAGCGGGAAAAGGACGACAAGATCGCCGCGCATGCCAAAAAGATGCTCAAGGAAAGGATGGACGCGATGAAGGCGTTCGCCTCCGAGCTGAAAAGCGCGGTGACCGACCTTGCGGGCGCGTTGAACGACCTTTACTCGGCCCAGACCGATGCCGCAGTCTCGGCGATCGAACGGCAGACGCAGGCGCAGGAGGAAGCCCTCGGCATCGCAGAGCAGTCG